CAATAACACAAGCAATTTGTAATTCATTTAAAAAACAGCTTTTAGAAGCTGACATGAATTTCAAACAAACTGGTGGTGATAAGTTTAAATTAGCTCTTTACTCTTCAACAGCAACTCTAAACTCTGCTACAACATCTTTTACTACAACTGGACAAGTTGGTGATAGTGGTCAATACGCTTCTGGTGGTGGTCTGTTAGTTAATTCAGGAACTTCTCTGACTGCTGGTGTAGCAAGAGTAGACTTCGCGGACAGATCTTTTACTGGAGTAACTTTAACTGCTAGAGGAGCTTTAATTTACAACACATCATCTGATACTACTAATGCATCAGTTTGTGTTTTAGATTTTGGAAGTGATAAAACAGCTACATCAGGAACTTTTACAATTCAGTTTCCAGCGCCAACATCAACTGCAGCGATTCTAAGAATCTCTGGTTAATAGGAGGTAAACTCCTATGAGCACAGGTGCATGGGGCCAGGTAACCTGGGGTTACGCTAAATGGGGTGAATTAGGAGATGCAACAACTTCTCTTAATAACACTAACCTATTAGCTACAACTACTTTAGGTACGGGTACTCAAGAAGGTGAAATCAATACTGGATGGGGTAGAGCTGAAGGTTGGGGAACTTTCGGTTGGGGTATTCAAGGTACTTTAGAAGCTTCTGGAATTCAAGCAACTGCAAATTTATCTTCCGTAACTATTGACAATGAAATTAATACTGGATGGGGATCGGATACTTGGGGAACTGAGTTATGGGGATCTTCTGGATTAACAGTTTCTATTACCAACACTAATTTATCTATTACCGCTTTTGAAGGAAGTGCAGGTCTTGCATTTGATGGAGATTCTAATTTAACTCTTACAGGATTACCTTTAACTGCTACTCTCAATGATGCAGATGGTTTTGCTGCTTTTACAGCAGAGCCTACAGGTATTGCTATGACAATGACATTGTCATATGACCCTGAAACAGTAACTCCGGCATCTTTACCAATCACAATGTCTCAAGGAACAACTAACCTTGATGCCAACACAATAGTAGAAGTAACCAGTACCTCTGTAGGTTATTGGGGATACAAATCTGCGTGGGGTAATTTTTCTTGGGGTAATGGAACAACTGAAACCCTAGCAATGTCTATGTTAGAAAACTTTTCTGGCGTAGATCCAGCACCAGATGTTTCTTTAACAGGAAATGCTATGGCAGTAGCCCTAGCGGCTGGTAATACTTTTGATATTATCGGAGATGCTAATGCACCTGTAACAAATGTAGCTGATAATTTATCAATGACTCTTGCTACTGGAAATGCTACTTTAGAAGCATTAACTCAAGTAGATGTAACAGGATTTTCGCTAACAGCTACTTTAAATAGTATTACTGAAGTAACAGGTACAGCGACTGTAATTCCAACAGGATTTGGATTGACAAATAGCTTAGGAACGGCTACAAATGTATTGATTTGGAATGGAGTAAGTCCAGGCACAGCACCAATTGACCCTCCAGGATGGACACCGGTTGATACCAATGCTGCATAATATAGTGTTTGACACTATAAAAAAATTTTAATAATATAAGTAAATCGGAGAATAAAATATGGCTAATTCAACATCAGCAAGTTTAAAACTTACAGTACAGGCTACTGGAGAAAATTCAGGAACTTGGGGACAAATTACAAATACAAACTTACTAATTTTAGAACAAGCGATTGGTGGATTTCAATCAGTTGCTATTACAACTGGAGCAACTTTAACTTTTTCAAATGGTGCTTTATCAAATGGTAAAAACCAAGTATTAAAATTAACAGGAACAATTGCAGGTGCGGTTAACGTCGTAATCCCTGATTCAATTGAAAAAACTTTTGTAGTAGAAAATGCTACTAGTGGTGCTCACGCAGTAACTTTTAAAACTTCTTCTGGAACAGGTGTAACTTGGGTAGCGGCAGATAAAGGTACTAAAATGATTTACTCTGATGGTACTAATGTTGTTGATACAGCATTCACAGATTTATCATCTGACTACTCACCACAACTTTCAGCAGACTTAGATACAAACGGTAATAATATTTTATTTGATAGTGGTAATTCAATTAGAGATGAAAATAATAATGAACAACTTGTATTTGAAACTGCAGCTTCGGCTGTTAATGAACTCAAAATAGGAAATGCTGCTACAGGTAATGCACCTGCAGTTACTGCTCATGGAGGTGACTCTAACATTGATTTAAATATTACTCCAAAAGGAGTGGGTAGAGCAACTTTTAATGGTCAAGGTAAAATTCAAAGTGTTGCAGAAAAAGTTACATCTTCAGCAACAGCTGCCTCAGGTACACAAAACTATGATGTACTTACTCAAGCAGTTTTAAACTATACTTCTAATGCTTCAGGAAACTGGACTTTAAACATTAGAGGTGATGGATCAAATTCTTTAAACTCAATTATGGACACAGGTGAATCAATCACTATTGCTCATCTAGTTCCACAAGGTGGATCGGCTTATTATAATAGTGCCGTTCAAATTGATGGATCAGGTGTTACGCCAGAATGGCAAGGTGGAGAAGCACCAACAGAGGGTAATGCAAGTTCAATAGATGTTTATACATATACAATTATTAAAACTGGAGATGCTACATTTACAACGTTAGCTTCTCAAACACAGTTCGCATAATAGAAGGAGAAAGATAATGCCACTGATAGGAAGTTTCGGAGCAGGATCAGCTAGAGGTTACGGCCGTAATGGTGGTGGTGCTGCTGTATTAGAATTTGATTATTTAGTCGTTGCTGGCGGCGGCGGTGGTGGTCGAGATGACGGCGGCGGCGGAGGCGGCGGCGGTATGCGTACTTCTTTCCCTGGAGGAACTAAAATAGAAATTGAAAGCGGAGCTACTATTACAGTAGGTGGAGGAGGAACAGGTTCTGTTCCAGGGTCTCCGCCTACACCAGCTACTGATGGAGGAGATTCAACAGCAACAGGTACAACTACTAGTATTACATCTTCTGGTGGTGGTGGCGGCGGAGATCCTGGTGTTAATGGAAATCCTGGTGGTGCTGGTGGCGGTGGTGCTTTAAATGGCACTGGCGGATCTGGAAACGCAGGAGGCTTTCCTTCACCTGAAGGAGCCCCTGGTGGCAACGGCGGTGGAAATAATTCTGGCGGCGGTGGCGGCGGTGGCGGAACTAGTGGTACAACTGGTAGTAACGGTCCCGGAGATCAAAGAGGAGGTCCCGGTGGTCCTGGAACAAATAACACCATAAATGATTCACCTGTCAATTTTGCTGGTGGTGGCGGAGGAGGATCAAATACTCCTGGTCAAACTAGCGGCGGATCTGGCGGTGGCGGATCTGGCGGAGCTGCTAATCAACAAGGTACAGATGGCAGTGATGAAGTAGGCGGTGGCGGCGGTGGCGGCCCCGGAGGAGGACCTCAAAGAGCAGGAAGAGCAGGTGGAACTGGTGTAGTTTATTTAAGAGATCCTACAGGAGCAATTTCATCAGTTACTCCAGGTACAAATCAAATCAGTACTTTACCTGATGGAAGTAAAGTTGCTAAATTTACAGTAACAGGTACAATTAATTTCTAATATGAAAAAAATAGGTAAAATTATATCTGAACAAGATCCTTTCAATGTAGGGATAACTTTACAAGTAGTTTCTAAAGTTATTGTAATTGATGATAACGATAATATTGAAAATTTAACTTATCTAGAAGGAGAATGGAAAGAATTACCATCTGGTATAGGAAAAGGTAGTGTTTGGAATGGAACTGAATTTATAAGTGCTCAACCTTATGCTTCATGGACTTTTGACAATACAAATAAAATATGGAATCCACCAGTGACTAAACCCGATAATCCTTCTACAACTGTAACAGAAACTGTAGATGGAGTAGAAGAAACTTACCAAAAAGATACATATAAAATGTGGTGGGTTGAATCAAATTCAAGATGGGAAGCTATAAAAATTTCTGATAATCAAAATTATTATTGGAATCCAGACAATTCTACTTGGAATTTAATATAATAAAAATTATTTAGATTCAATATTAAAACTAAGACCGTATCTTGGTTTATCAATAATATTTCTTTTATTTTTGTGAATTAAAAAACTTGAAAACACAGCAAAGTTTCCTGGTTTACTTTCTAATGTTTCATTTATTTGTGGAAATTCTAAAGTTTGATTATGGTTTGATAATTGTATTGCTCCAGAAATAAATGAAGGTAAATGAGAATGTTTCCTTGTATATTCTGAAAATGATTCTTTAAATCCCCACGCTTCTGCTAGATTCCAATTATTAATTTCTTCAGAAGGAAGGTTATCTATAATATCGAAAATAGGCAACATTATTTTTATAAATTTTTTATCATCAATAAAAAAATTCCATGATGTCATTTGTCCTATCACATTAGTTTTATAGTTTTTATTTGATTCTAAATTAATGCCTTCTTCAATTTTTTTAATAAAATATTTTGTATCAATAGATAAACTACCTTTAATAAAATAATACTCTCTTAATATTTTTGATTTAATTATTTTTTCTATTTTCATGCTTTATCTTTATTAAAAAAAACAAGTAATTTATATATTGATTCAAATGTAAAATCATGTTGAGCTGTATGATTTCTTGTACCCCTAAATATTATCATTCTATTTGGATAAGCTCCTATTGAAATATCTGGATATTTATCAAAATGATATTCAAAAAAAGCTGTTCCCCCAGAACTAGTTTGATTAAAACAGAGGATAGCTCCAAAATCAGTAGGATCAGAGTGCACTAAACCATAAGTAGTATTAAATTTTGATTTAGCAACTTCATCCATATCGGTGCGTCTTACTTTAATAGTAATGTCTTTTATTTTACAGCCTAACAAATGTTCGATCTTGTTTACAATAATTTTTTTATATTTAAGCCAATTACATTCATGGCATGGATATGCCTGAAATCTATTACCATAATAATATGATGCCGGTTGGTAACCTGGAGAAAGTTTTAATTTTAAAATTTCTTTAGATATTTTTTTATATAGTTCTTCTTCGAAGAAATTTCTTTCTATGTGTATAGAACCATTTAATATTTGTTCATAAGGTTGCATATTATAAATTTAAAAAATTAAAGTAACCTGTAATAATATATCTATGTTTTTTATTAGGACATTTTTGTCCTTTATGAGTATGTGTAAAATATGATGGAAATATAACTACTTTTCCTTGTTCTGATTTAATTACTTTACCGTCAAAAAACTCAGTTCCACAATCGTGATCGCTTAAATAAATTTGTACGTTTAAAAGTCTTGTAGCGTGTTCCCAGCTATGTTCAGCATGGAATTTTTCAAAAGATTTATTAGGTTTAAAATGTTTAAATCTCATATTAGTTAAAGCCCATTTATTTTTTGTTAAATTTATTTCAGGATATTTTTTTTTATATTTTTCTATTATTGGTAACAGTAATTTTGTAATTTCTACAAAAGTTTGAGTTTTTTCTAAATCAAAAAAAACATAACCAAGATAATCATACTCTCCTGGTTTTGTCCTTTTTTTACATTCTTTTATTAAGTAATTACATTCTTTTTTAGTTAATACATTTTTTTGTTCTAAAATAAAGTTTTTAAACATAACTATACCACCCTGTTGCTATATATTTTATTTCTTTTTCTGAAGGAATACCTCTGTGTGTAAACGTCCAATCTGCTGGCCAAATAAATGTTAATCCTTTTTCAGGTTTAACTTTTAATTTTTGATGATACCATTCAGTTTCACCTTTTGATTTAATATCATTTAAAAAAGTCATAAAAACTAAATGTCTATTTAATTTTGATTTTGATCCATTTCTTTCAGTGTGCCAAATTTTATATCCGCCTTTTTTTGGATATTTTTGAATATTAAAACTTTCTACTATTGACCATCGTGCTTGATTAGCTGATGACCAATTGTATTTTTCTGTATATAAATTACATACTTTTTCAAGTTCATTTAAATATCTTACAGGTTCTTTATCTTTTGTATCAGAATTAATAGGTAAATCAATTGAATCTTTAATAGATTTGTCTATTTTTTTTCTACCATCAAACACTATACTTCCTACTTTTTTTACTCCAGATTCATTCTTATTTGTTTTTTTAAAATATTTTATCATTTCATCACAAACTTTTTTATCTATGTACCAACCAGCAATAAAATCTAATTTATTATTTAATTTAAAAGGTTTCATATCTTATATAACTTATTTGATGGCAGCCCTAGATAAGGTCTATTATCATATTTATTTTTACTTCCTTTTTTATTATAATGTAAAAAAACTTGTACACATTCAGTACCTTTAAAAGGCTCCCTCCAATGTTCTAATTCACAACCTTTATAAATTAACATATCCCCTGGTTTTAAATTTACTTTAATTCCTTTTTGGTTTACTTTACCAGAAGGCTCTAAATAAATTGGCCAAGGATCTCCTCCTAAATTAAGGGTAGCTGATATATCACAAGAGGGTCTGTCTTTATGTCTTTTAAGCTCATCATCAATTTTATAAACTCTAGCATAAGAATATGTTTCTATTAATTTAAGGCCTGTAATTTTTTCCATGGTAGGTTTTATTTTTTTTAGTAATATTTCATTAGCTACATCTCCATAAATACTAAAAGTATTAGGAACTTGTTTGTCTGTGAAAGTACCTAATAATTCAAAATTAGGTGGAATAAAATTTTTTTGAAACATTAAAAATGTAGATTTTTTTCTAAGTTTTAAATAATCTTTAACAAAATCAATTGTATCAAGATTCATTACTTTTCTTTTTATAAAATATTTATTTTTTTTAAAATTATTCATAATCTGTAATTAATGTAAATCTTGGTTTTTTTAATTTATATTTAGGAAAAACAGCATCGTGTAATAATTCGCCTTTAAAAATTAATATAGAATTTTCATACCCAGGTACTATTATTTCCATATTGTTATTTTTAATATGAGTTCCTAATTCATAACTATCATTGGTTACATAATAAATTGAAGTTAAGGTATTTTTTTCATGTCTATGAAAAAATTGTTTTTCTTTTTCTAATATTTTTAAACACCAAGAATATTTAATTTTATTTTTTTTATATTTTTTAGTTATATTAAATAATTTATTATAATAATTTTTCCAATGTTTAGTCTTGTATATTAAATGTAATTTATTACTTGTTTGTTTCCCTGAAATATCCCTACTAAAGCAGTGAAGATTTTCTTTAATAGCTTTTTTTAAATCTTTTCTAATATTTAAATGATCTTTTTTATTTAAAAAATTTTTAATATGTATAAAATCTAAATTTTCTGTCATGACTTACCAATAAAAATTTCCTCTTGTCCACATTACCAACGAATACCTGGTTCCTTTTGTTAAAGGTTTAACTCTATGATATAAAAAAGATGGAAACACTATTATAGTTCCTTTATTTCTTAACTCAGGGGCGGGAGTAATAATTGTTGGATCATCATTATTTCTAAATTGAAATTCAAAATCTCCACCTTTAAATTTTTTTGGATCAGAAAGACAAGCGACTAAAGATAACTTTCTTATTTTTCCATATGAATCAATATCGTCTATTGAAGAATCAGCATGAAAACCATAATGTTGATTTTTTTTATATTTAGTAAATTGTATTCTTTCAGAATAGTCTATTTGATATTTCCAACCTGAATTTATATTGGCCTTAACTACAAAATCATTTAAAATATCCATCAACCATTTATCATCTAAAAAAGCAACTTCAGAATTTCGTATTTTTTTTAAATTATTTTTTTGATTTTTATTAAGGTTTTTAAATTTATTTCGATCATACCCATGAGTTCTTGCTAAAAAAATTTTTTTACTTAAACCTAATTCAATTATTTTATCACATGTATCAAAACTAAGGGCATTATTAAAAACCCAATAACAGTCTTGTGTATTTGTAAACATTTCTTTCTAAAATTTAAGTAGTAAGTTTTTGTAGTTTATGTTTTAATTCTGCTATTTTATTTATAAATTCATCATTAATTTTACCTAGAGCTTGTATTTGAGTTTCTAAATTTAAAATGTGTTTTTTATAATCTGCGTTTAACTTAACTTCAGATATTTTAACCATTTTTTCCATCTCGACTTTTTCTTCTAAATCTTTTATGATAGCATTCTTTATTTCTATTTCTGTCATATGATTAAATTTATCAACCTGTTAAAAAAAGTCAAGTATCCCAGCCCCAATCAAAAGGAAAAAGAACTATGGGATGTAGAAGGTATTATCAAAAATAAATCTAATCAGTCTTTTAAGTTTGATCTTAGACCTTTAAAAAATAATATTAAAAAAGGTTCTTTCAACACTAAAGCTGATAAAATAGTTTATGATATGAGAGATCAGTATATTATAGTAAGTGTAGAAGAACTACATACTTATTTAAAAGAAAATTACATTAAAATAGTCAAAATAGAGGATTTGATATCCAATCTAGAATGGAATATAATACTACCAAAATAATAAAAACCCTATATAATACTAGGTTATGTTACAGAAACTCAATTTTAAACCAGGATTTAATAAACAAGCTACTGA